AACGGCCACAAGGTTTCCCGGTCTTTACATCGACCCATTTCTCGTCAAACCATCTGCCCAGACCTCCACGGCCCTTACTTGGCTTTTTTGGTTTTGCGGGTTTTCGTGGTTTTTTGCGTTCCGCCACTGGTTACCTTGCGATAAGTTCCGCCGCGCTTTTTATATTCACGCACCAACCACGCATTTGCATACGCGCTTGGATAGACGTCAAATTTACGCTTGGCGGCGGCTTTGACGCGGGCGTAAAGAGCCTTATTGGTTGGCTCGTTTCTAACAGCCATGGCCGTGACGCATCTTCTTAGAGCCTTTCTTTACAGCCTTCTTTTTCTTAGGTGGGCGGCCCTTTTGTGTGCCGTAAGTTCCCGGTCCCTTAGGCATGACGCAAAATGCGGCGATAGCAGCATTCTAAACCAGTTAGTACAGCCTGTAACTGGTGGTGCCGAGAGTTTCGGGTTTTGCCAAGTTGAATTGTTGGAGGCATAAGTAGCCGAAGGCGTCGAATGCGTGGTCTACGCCTAAGTTTTTGTTGGGGAGGCCGGTGCCGGGTGCGTAAGTGAGAGTGCGGAGGGCTTTGATTAGTTCTTTGCAGCGGGGGTGGATTAGGACGCGGCGCGTTCCAGACGCATCTAGTAATCCGGTGTTAACGGCGGTGATTTTGTCGCGGATTTTCCAGGGGGAGCGGGGGGATTGGACGTTGAAGCCGCTGCGGCGGAGGATTGCGTGGTCGGTTACGCCGACTCCGCTGGTTTTGCGTGCTCCACCGGTTGGGTCGGGGCAGGCAATGATTCGTCGGTCCACGCCATAGCGGCGGGTTACTTCTTCTGCGAAGTCCCAGGTGGTTGCGCCTCCGGTGAGCATTATTTCGTCGAAGACGTAGAGGTTTTGGTCGTGTTTGACGGCGACGATGCCGCTCATTGGGTCCACGTTGAAGTCAACGCCTAGGAGAAGGGGTTGGATGGAGATGTCTTTTGCGGTGGTGGATATGTTGTCGTCGGAGAAACTTACGGCGACGAGGCCGGTTAGGTTCTCGAAGCTGGCTTCAAATTCTTGGCGGAAGGTTCGTTGGTCTAGTTGTGCGCGGGCGGCTTCAACTTCTGTGGGGCTGACGTTGCCGCCTTCGATGGTTGTGAAGCTCCAGCGTTGCCATAAATTGCTGGTGTCTTCTTCGACGAAGCACCATAAGTCGTAAAACCAGCTGGCGGTGCCGTCGGGGGTTGAGATGAATAAGGCCCAGCCTTCTTTGTCGGCTAAGGCGGGTCTTATAACCTCGAACCAGACTTCAGCGTCCATAAATGCGGCTTCGTCGAGGACTACTCCACTGAGGCTGCGGCCACGGAGGGCCATGGCGTTTTCGGTGCCTTTTAGTTCGATTGTTGAGTCGTTTATTAGGTCCAGGCGGAGGTCGGTTTCGTTCTTTGTGCGGATGTATTCCTTGGGAACGATCTTTTTTAGGGTCTTCCAGGCGATGTCTTTCGCCATGCGGTAGGTGGGGGCGCAGTAAAAGAAGGTTTCGCCGGGGCGTTCCAGGGCTTTGGTGAAGAGTTCGATGCAGGAAAGGTAGGACTTGCCGAAGCGGCGACCTGCTACGAGGACTCGGAATCTATTTTTTGCGCTGAATACTTCGCCTTGCGCGGGGCGAAGGCTTAGGTCGAGTGTTTTTGTCGCCAAAGAGCGTATTTACTCGGGTTTTTCGATCTTAACGTGGATTTCGGGTAATGTGCTACTTACTTCTGGTTGGTCACAGCCGACCATACGGGCCAGGGAATCGAGGACGTTTGCGGCGGTTTGCATTTGGCCTCGTTTGATGGCTGAGTTGTAGAGGCGTGAGCGCATTGAGAAGATTCGGGAGGCCATTTCCTCGCGTTCGCGATCAAAATCTTCGCGATTTAGCGCTTGGACGGCTTTCCAGTCGCGGAATGCGGTGGCGCGTCCCACCTGTTCTTTTGATGCGTGGTCGAGAACAAGTTGGAGGGCAGGAAGTCCTTCGAGTTGGCGGCGGTAAAGCCGCATGATGCGTGCTTCCTGGATGTCCTTCGGGTTCTTAGGACCACCGAATCGTTTTACTTCTTTGGGTTCGGCGGTGTTTTCATCCATAGCAAAAGGCACGACCTTTTCGGACACATTAGCAAGTTATATCGCCAGAGATATAGGTGCTCTTGTAAATAGTGGGTGTGCTACATTGTGTTTGTTCTTCAACCCCTGCCCCCCGCTAGCACAATAGAAAAGTTTGGCGGTATTTATTTAAGTTCCCCGCTTGCCGATGCAGTAGGTATAAATTGCTACCCTACCCCCTACATGTGCTACATAGTAACATTTGATACTTGACTAATGTAGTAGGGTCTGCTATATTAAGAAAGTGGAGGGGAAGGCTTAGCCCTTGCCACCACTAGCACTCTGTGGACAAACCGCCCGTAGTGTGCTACAATTACAGAGTCAGCAAGGCACTACACCCGCCACCGACTACAACGTGAACAGGTCGAACCGGTCAGCCACCGCGCGCCGCAAGCTTCCTGGGCACTGCATATCAAACCTCGCCGGTGCTGGCGCGTGAAGTAAGCACCATCTGTTCCTTCTCTTTCTTGTCATGAACAAAACGACTCAGACAACATTCAAAGGACTCAGCGGCTGTGTGGTCGAGCTTTACTCATCAGGGTGGAGTGACGACAGTTCCATCACGGTCCGCGATACTTCTGACGGGAATTCCGTAGTGATGGAGGGCCTATCCACGCAGTCTCTGCGCGGTGGCATCCTGAAATACGTAAAAGACCTGGGGTATCGCGACGAGAGCGCAGAGCGCAGGCAGTTTCTGGAGCATCTCTCCAAAGACATCGCCGAAGTGCTCAAGCGCTGGGAAGAAAGCAAAGCTAAGGAGACAGCATGAGGCATCCCTTATCTGCCGTCATCGCCGGAATAATTTTCGGTGGTGGCTTCTCTCTGGCTTTCGTTGAATCCCTTGCGCAGTATCCGACCCAGCACAGCGGCACGCAGCCGGTCACTGTTCACACTCTGCGGAGTTGGTGATGAACATCACCCAAGCAGACTTAATCCGTTCGGTTCTTCCTGAAGTACACCAGCGCGTCAGCGCTGGGTGCTTCGATGAGGGAGAACTATACGAAGGTCTCTGCGTCTTGTGTCGGATGAACTCCGAAACAAGATCAGACGCAGAGTGTGAAACGGTTGCAGATCGTGCTCACACATTGATTCTCTCAATGGTGAACCGATGATGACCGTGCAAGTGTGGCGGGGTATTCCCGCCGCTGGTGGCTTGGGATGGCTGACTGTTGGCCGTCCCAGATCGCGAGCAAGTGCTGAGGCTTTCTTAGGGAAGCTCCAGCGCATCCGTCCTGACTATCGCTACAGGTTGGAGCCCACCGGCTCCGACTATATAACTCGTTCTCCCTTTGATCTGTTCATTCAATGACTACCTATTCGATCGTGCGTTTCTACGCTCCAGGGCAACACAGACGCAATCGGGTAATGCTCACAGGCTTAAGCCTTGAGGAAGCCCAGGCACACTGCAAGGATCCATCAACCCGCAAAGCGGGCGAGTGGTTCGACGGTTACACAGAGGAGTGATGAAACTCCAAAACATCCATAGTTTCTGGAGTCCACTAGCACAGGACGCCCCAGCCATTGGGGCTCGTCTGTGCATAGAGAATCCCGCTTCCGGTTGGGTGCGTATCTATCTACTAGATGACGACACACCGTTAGACCTCGAAGCTCTCGTTGATCAATGGATCAGCATGGAGTATCAAGGCGAACTCACCCGCGACGGCGAACTCATGCCGAAGCTCCAGGGAGAATATTATTCCTGGATCGTTACCGACGACAGACCCTGGGATTCCCCAATCGTGTGGGAATCCGGCGGGTTCTACCTAACAAGCCCCTAACGGGGCTTTTTCCTTATATGGCTTCCTGTGCTGCAGTAGTGTCCACGCTTACGAGCCAGTAATAGGCGTCGTGATCGTGGCCGCGACCGACGACGGTGCACGGGCCAGAGAAGAATCCATCCTTCCGCATTAGGGCACACGCTGCGTTGTAGTGGTTCTCTTCAGCGGTTGAGCCGTAGTGCCAGTTAATGGTCACGCTCCAGGTAACTTCAGAGTCGCGCTTGTGCGTTGCTTTGATGCGAGCTTGGCGGTGGTTGGTGGGGCCAAGAAAACGGGTTTTGATGATCGGACCAAGGAACATTGTTGTTTTGGGTGAACTGGTGCTACCGTAGCACAGTAATTCGCACTCAACACCCATGAGCGAAATTCTCCAGATAGAAGATGTGGAGGTCATCCGCTACAACAATGCGGACCAGGTAGACATCCGCATCACCGCGATCGTTGATGACTTGATCCAGGTCAGTCCTGCTGTGTTCTACCCGCCGGGGGTTTCGTGCCCTGCGGAGTTCGGACCAGGCAAAGCAGAGACCGTGGTGACGATCGCGTTTGATCAGCTCGATGACGCTGACTGGGAGGTGATCGGTTGATGAAACGTTCCAGCGAACAGATGAACACCCAACACGAGCTGGCGAAGCGCTTGCTCGATATGGGGTTAAAGAAAGCCGATGTGGCTGCAACGCTCCAGCGAAAGTATGGGGTGAGCAGAGCAACGGCTTACCGTGACGTCGATAACGCTGACGTTCAGCGGGAAGCGGAAGACCCGAAGCTGGAGGCAGAGCCCGTTCCAGCGATCAGCTTTGAGGACCGCGATGCGCTGATGCGGATGACGCGCCAGCTGCTTATTGATGCGTTCCAGGCTGGCAACGTGCAGGACTATGCACGTCTTATCCGTGAATACGAAAGACTCGCCCGCATGGGTGGGTTGTCTCACGAGCAGTGAGATTTTGTCTCACATCAAATCGTTCCACTCGCAGCTATTAAAGCTCCCCAAAAATGACACAGTATTTCGCCTTCCGTTCCACTCACTACCGCATGGAGTGGTCAGTGGAAGCCATAGACAAAGAACAAGCGTTCCAGCGCTTAGAAGAGCTGAAAAAGATCAACGGCTTTGACAATCCACACTATCCGTGGACGCTCCACAAGGTGGAGAAGAAACGGCCCAAGGGATACAAGTCCGCCGCATCTTGTGGTCTCAAAATCGATCAGCGACGTAGCGGTTGAAAACCTGCTTCAAGCGTTCCAGGGGCATGTTTAGTCCCTGGGCTTGAACTGCCACGTTGTACTGGCCGGTGTAGAGACGCTCCAGGGCTTCTTCTAGTTCTTTAGCGCTTGTTGGGCCTTGTATAGGCTCATCCTCTCTAACCATTGACACTCCGCCCCACGTAATTCTAGCTCACTTAGCAAGCGCACTTGCGGGGCTCCGCTTCGACGGGCCACCACAATGGCTCCGCTTTTTGGCTGTATGTCAGTCAGGGACTGGAGTCCTAGGGAATACGCTCCAGCCTGACAGATGTAATTAGACAACATTGCTTCACTTCTGGCGTTAACGCTGGTTTTCCAGTCAGCGATGCAGAGCGTGCCTTCTAAATCGATCAAAGCGTCTGCCGTTCCAGCCCAGCCTCGGGGGTCGTGGATAGAGAACTCGACGGCGTGGATGGCCGTTACGTTGTCTCCGATCCAAGCCCGTAGACCTCGGGCGTAGCCAGAAGCGCTCCAGGAGACCCTAGGAGCGCCTTGGATCGCCTTTTCGATTGCCCAGCTAGTGATTCCCTTTGGAGCACGTTCCAGGCCGTCATCTCCAGTCCTCCAGCTTCCTCGCTTGTTTGCAGAGTTTCGAGCCAGCTTTGCTGCCGTCTTGAGGACATATTCCGCGTGATCGTGCGCCAAAGTACCCCGCTGACAAGCAATGTCGCGCTCAGCGGGAGCAGTGGGTCTTTCAAGCCAACGGTCCAGGGCATCTTTTTGCCATTGAGGTGAGGTTTCCTTGAGTATGTGGGTGACGGAGGCGTAGGTGTTGCCTCGTTCATCTCGGTACACGCGATGCGGACCAGAGTCGTCACGTTCCAGGGTCCAGCGGCGTAATCCCGCTAGTGCATTTTGAGAGTCGCTTACTTGCATCTGTTTGAGTAAGGTTAGCGCGTAAAAGCTGTATAACTAAGCAATGCCAGGAATATCAATATCCCCGTCAAGAATTTTGCGAACGTATTCAGCTGATTTGCGAACAATGCGCTCCACACCAGGGTTTCCTGCTACCGTATTGCGTTCCAGCTGCCCGACAGCTACTCGTTCAGCCGTCTCTACATCTGTAAGCTGTTGGATTGTAAAATGATCTCTAGGTTTTACGTTTTTCACCGGTAAATTTTTAGCCTCTGCTATTTTATTTTTTAATTGGCGTGCATCGTTGCCTAAAATAGGTACGTATATTGCATTAGTGCAATACGCAAATCCCACTTCTTTTACGTCATAGCTTCTGAGTGCATCTGTAAATGTGCGTCTAGTTCTTTTTCCCTTTAATCTTGCCTCTAAACGCTCCTGCTCGTCTTCGGTCATCCGCTCGACCGCAGCAGCTGCAACAGAAGCCGGATTATCTAAAAAGGCAGTAAACAACTTTGCCGCTTGTTCGCGGTAGCTACGCCCAGCCGTTCCAGGTAAAAGGCCCAAGATGTAAAAAGCGGCCTCTTTGCTTTTCGCTACTGGGGTTACGCGCTGTCCTTGCCCTGTAAATCGGAAGTCCTGACATTTTGCTAGGACTTCGGGGTGAGCTTCAACGAGACGGTTCCAACATTTCCAAGGGTTCTTCTGCCCTCCGAGCGTCTTGATCATGTCAAAGACGCTGGGCTGACCTTCAGGTGTCACACGAATCTGCCCGCTATCACAAGTCCAAATACTTGGGATGCTCAAATTTGCCATACAAAGACTGTTAATAAAGCCAGTATAACCTCAAGTACGTGTTTGGCTTGTCTGACATTCTTATCAATTAGTAGCTTGTCTCTTCTGTTATCAATGGTGATCATCTGTAGTCATAGATAGTCATTAAAAATGGGGTGCACACATAATGCACCCCTTAAATGACAGCGGACTTACGGACGGTCCTGCCTTGATAGCGGCCCATTAAGGTTTCGATGGACCCTGGCACCACCGCTATTCCTAGACTGGAACCCTGCTTCTGTAATCAATAACTCGGTTTGGAAACCGCCTGGCCCGAGCAGTCCCGGTATTGATTACGGGCAGGCAGGATTTCGGGAGATAGTCGGCCCTAGTCCTGCCGCTCCGATCAGCCTTCTTTGAACGGATTTGCGCCGGTCAGAAGACGCTCGATGTCGAACCCACCTTCTAAGGATTCGGTCCAGGCAGCTTCAATGGTTTTGTCGCTGTCTTTTTTGCGGGGCACTGGGCGGAGTGAATACTTGGTGTCCAAACCGTTGCCCTCTTTGCCGAGAACAAAGTCGTGCTCCAGCAGGTTGGAGTAATCCTCCATTTGGGAGATGCCGTCGAGTTCGCTGATGATGCTCTTTTGGGAAAGCTGCAAGATCTGCACCGCTTCGGTCTCGTAGTTATAGACCGGGGCAGCAATGGCGAATTTGACTGCTTCGGGGGCAGTGCCTTCGCGGTTCATGCGACGGCTGTACTCGGAACCCATTTCGGTTTCGATGTCTTCGCTGCTGGGGTCTTGGGCAAAGCGAAAGGGTTGGGGTTTGCCTGCTGCGTCTTCGCCCCAGCACTCGTAAAACTCAAGAGGCTGGTCGTTGAGCAGTGCGAAGCGGACGCTGTTGCCGGATTGGATTTTGGAAGGGTTCAGGTAACCGCCGCCTGTGCCGGTAGTTACGGCTGATCGGGCTTTCTGAGAGAGGAAAGGCATGTAGAAGTTGCTGTGGGCGTATCGCCCGGTGCTTTTCAAATGTAGCACGGTGGCAGCAGGGGTCAAGTGCGGTAGGATGAAAAAGCCCCCAGAGCTTGAAAGGCATCTGGGGGCAAATACCCAAACTCGACACTTGTATTGTAGCAAATGGATTTAGCTGCTTTTGCACGCACTTTGCCCAAGCACTGGGCAACTGCACCGATCTACGCCCAAGGGCACGTAATGCCCACAGGTGGCGTGGCTTGCGGTAAATCACCGCTTGGCCGTGCCTCTCGTGAGCCTCTTTCACCTGAGCTAACTGCGATCTATATCGAAAAGAGCCCTGAAGTTTTTAAGGCTGTCGGCGTTTACACCGGGGCAGATTCAAAGGGTCTTGTTATTTTTGATGTGGACTACAACCTTGGAGCGATCCAGGAGAAGTGGGGGACTGATCTAGAGAAAGCTCCTAGGGTTGTGTCCCCTAAAGGCAATGCAGCTAAGTACCTCTTTTACGTTCCAGAGGACGATTGGCTTTGCGTTGATTCACTTAGTCACCAAGCCGCAGGACGTGAGGGCTGGGAGGTTCTTTGGGGTGCTCAAGGCGTTATCTGTGGTGCCTACCCGAAGGGTGGTGAGTACACGTTCCATGGGGATGCTGGTGCTGTGCCTGAAGCCCCTGAGTGGTTGCTTGAGCGGATGCGCGAGGAGCACCGCAAGCGCAGGCAGACTGAATCTGGGCGGCAGTTAAAGGATTCTCGCTACAAGAATCGCACCAGGGAGGAGAAGATTGCGATTGCTCAGAGTTGTCTGAGTGTGATTGAACCGAAAGGTGCTTATAGCAATCGCTTTTGGTGGGAGATCGGCGCGATGATTAACAGTGAGCTTCCTAATGAAGACGGGCTCAAGTTGTGGGAAGAGTGGAGTCGTAGGGATGCCGAATATTCCTATGACTGGGAAGACGGTAAAAACCCTTGTCGTGCTCGCTGGGAGGCAGGGTTTAGAAGCAGCGGGCTTGGCCTGGGATCGCTGATCAAAGAGGCGGATTCTGTAGATCCGAAGCGGACCCGATTTCAAAGGGACGGTCTTACACAGCTGGTGGAAGAGATCGAATCGACGCCGCTCAAGTACAGGGTCGAGTATCTCTCGGGGGAGGAACTTCTCGCGCGGGCAGAAGAGTTAGAGAAAAACATCGAGAACCCTGCCCTGCTTGATCAGGCCAAGACTGCTCTGGCTGCTGAAGCGGGTCGTCATCGTGAGGGAGCTGCGGCGATTGATCGCCTGCTTGACACTCATTTGACGTTTGAGCGGAACAATGAGTACAAGGCAAAAGATATAAAAGATCTAGACGATCAGGATTTTGACTACATCATTCCGGGCATTCTTCCTAAGCCTTGGTTGCTTTTGGTCCACGCGGATGGAGGCACGGGTAAGTCTGCGATGTGTCAGACGCTCTGTAAGCACATCAGTCAGGGAAAACCGTTTGAGGTTTACGGAGCGCTGGAGACGGTGCCTAAAGGTCGCTGCCTTTGGTTAAACGGGGATCAAAGCGAGCGGATTGTTAGGAGGCAGTTTGGGGTAATCGGCGTTGAGTCTGGGGTCGATGTTGTCGGTGAGTGGGACATGCAGTGGTTCCGCCGGTTCTGCAAGATCCAGGGAGGGGGAAAAGACAAAGACGGTGTTTACACCCCTGGCAAGTACGACTTGATCGTGATTGACAGCCTTGACGGGTGTAACGACTCAAACCCCTATGAGGAAAACCGGAGGGAGTATGCGATGCCTCTTAAGCGATTGGCACGCCGCAACGGTTCTGACTTCGGGCTGTGCACAATCATCGTGATCCACCACAACAACCGGAATGGTGGGTTTAGGGGCACCAGCGCGATTAAGGCGGCGGTGGACGAGACCTGGAACATGCAGAAGCTCTCCCCTGAGAAAACGGTGGAGATGGGCGTTCCAGCGAACTCCAGGGTCATAACCGTGGAGAAGTCACGGGATGACAGGGAGGGGGATCAGATGGTGTTCGGGCTTTTGTCGGACTTCACCTACCAAATCACCGAGGTTCCTGATACGGAGAACACAGTGAAGTTCCCGACTCCGAACCAACTGATGAAGGACGTCCTCACCATGCTGAGAAAGACAGGGAAAGTGGTCTGCCTTAATGATCTGGTGGAGGACGAGGTGTTGGGCGGTACGAATAAGCGCCGGGGCTTGGAGCATGTACTCAAGAGGCTGGAGAGCTTCAAGGTGATTGAGCGTTGCGCTCCTTCAGCAGACACGCCGAAAAGGAAAGGAAGGCAGCCGGTGTATTACCGCGCTACCGGTAAGTACGGTCCAGTGGCTTTCTCTAAACGCTCTCACGCGCGTGGGGTGTCAGAAAAAACTACCGGAGAAGTACAAACTTCTTCTCCTGGAACGGATTTAAAGCACGCAGACCCGTCGGAAAAAAGAAATATCGGAAATAAGACTGATGCGCCGGATCTTATTTCCGACGAAACAGTTTTCCGACAGCCTCGTGTGGTTAAGAACCCTTCCAGCGCAAGTGAAGTACCTTTTTCCGGCAAATCTCACGTACTTAAGGGGGATGATCCCTGGAAAGCCTGGGACTAAAAGCTCGGCTTACTTTGAGCGGGTTCTTGTTGTCACCACAGAGTAATGTGCTACTGTATTCACAGAGTTCACAGAGCTGTGACCGAAAAACAAACTGTGGCTAGCATCAGAACAGCCCACCATTACGGTGGGGCGTTCATGAGTAAGCTGGCCGAAGCCGCCCTTGCAGCGGACCCGGTTCACCGGAATCGTGTATTGTCGGCTTTCCCAGAAATCGTTGCCAGGTATGGACCTGGCAGCGCCTTCTACAACGAATACCTCTAAGGTATTCTGCTACACTAAAACCTACAAAAGGACCACCCATGTCTGCCTCAGCAGCCCTTTACAGGGCGAAAGAAAATCTCCGCATGTTGGAGACTTGCCCCACTTGGTACGAGCACCTCGCCAGCGTTGAAGACGCAATGGCCGAGGAGAGCCGCGTTTACGACATCCGCACCGCCGCTGGGTGGGAGCTGGATGAAGGCGGCTGGTACGCACCATGCCCTGAAACCGGAGAGCTGATTCCTGAAGGGGAGTGGCTTGACTTCGGCTTCGCTTATCCAGAGAGCATTAAATGAGCATCAAGGCCAAACTTCTCGGCAACAAATACTCTCCTGCTGGCACCCGCGTTCCTACAGATCTTCTGCCTGAAGCTCTGCGATGGGAACGCGCCAGGCAGAGGATTTTTATTGCGCTGGGCAATCACGAGCAAGCCTCGAAGTGCACAGGGCTTCTCAGCATTTACGAACGTCGTGTCATGGAGGAAACCAATGACCTTTGAAATTTTTCATGGAATAGAGCATCTGAAAGAGATAGACACTGCGGTGTCCATCTGCTTCGACACAGAGACCCTGGGGCTTCAGCCTGAAAAGGGCAAGCTTCGGCTTTTGCAGCTGGGGTGTGCTGTGCGCGAAGCTGTTGTCCTCGTCGATTGTTTTCAACTTGATCAAAGCGACTGGGACTGTTTGCGGCGCTTTTTCAACAACGGAGACAGGTTCTGGCTGGCCCACAACGCTGTCTTTGACCTTGGGTGGCTGCAAGAGCACGACATCTATCCGCGTGGGTGGATTGGTTGCACCATGCTGGCCAGCCGACTTCTCACCAATGGCATCGCTAACTCGAAGCACGGCCTCGCCAATGTCGTAAAGCGCTACCTCGAAATAGACCTGCCAAAGGACCAGCAAAAGTCTGACTGGGGCAACCCAGATCTGTCTAAGGAGCAGCTGGAGTACGCGGCTAATGACGTGGCCGCATTGATGGATCTCGACCCCGTTATCAAGCGGCGGCTAGAGGAACATCAACTCAGCATGGCTTACACGCTGGAGTGCCGAGCGTTGCCTGCCATGGCGCAGATGTGGAGAACCGGTTTGCCCTGGAACGCCAAGAACCTGGAGCAACGCAAGCTCGATTACGAGCATGACATCAAAGAGCTGGCTAAGGACTTCATACGACTGCTGGACGGAGCGTTGCCTGAAGGGGAAAAGCTTCCTCGTGACGACGACGGCAGTTTCAACCTTCGTTCCAAGGATGAGGGCAAGCTGCGAGAAGGCACCAAGCGGTACAAGGGTTTCAACCTCAACAGCCCTAAGCAGCTATTAGAAAAACTTGCTTTGGTTTTGGGGGAAACGCCTGTTGACGCCAACGGGAAGCCGAGTGCTTCTAGGCAGGTGCTGCGTGCTTACGCTGCTGACCATGAGGTAGTTCAGATCTACCTGTCGTGGAAAAAGTCTGAGAAGCGGCGGCAGATGATCAACTCGATCCAGGAAAAAATGGATTCCGAGGGTTTCGTGCGAGCTAGCTACATGCAGCTTGGTGCGGAGTCGGGGCGTATGTCTTGCATCAAACCGAACAACCAGCAGATTCCTCGTGACAAGCAGTTCCGAAACTGCGTTGAAGCGCCGGATGGTTGGGTTCTGGTGGACGCTGACTTTGGTCAAATGGAGCTTCGTCTGGCTGCTGCTGTGGCTCAAGACGAGCGGATGATCACTGCGTTCCAGGCAGGGGAAGATCCGCATACCGTTACTGCTAATGCGCTTGGTTGTGATCGGCAGATCGCAAAATCAGCCAACTTTGGTTTGCTGTATGGATCGGGCGCGACAGGCTTGCGGAACTACGCAGGCGGCAACGGCGTCACGATTACGCGGGAAGAAGCAGCGCAGATCAGACAAAAGTGGCTTAAAAAATTTGACGGCATAGCCAAGTGGCAGCAGTCCAATGCGGCTGAAGCCGAAAAGAACACGTCTGGTATGTCAGCGGAGATCAGAATCCCCGTGTCGGGTATGCGTCGTTTTTTACACGGGGATATGAACCGGCTGACCGTCCGGTGTAATACACCGATCCAGGGGGCAGGTGCCGCAATCCTCAAGTGTGCACTCGGAAGTCTCTGGCCTCTGGTCAAGATTGCCGGTGAAGACACTGTGCGTATTGCTGCCGCAGTACATGATGAAATTTTGCTGTTGGTTCGCGAAGACGCAGCTGAAGAGTGGGCTGGCGTTTTAAAACAAGTGATGGAGGCAGCTGAGGCCAGATGGCTTGGGGAGATCCCCGCATTAGCTGAAGTCTCCATCGGCAAAACTTGGGATGAGGCGCACTGATGGTGAGTGTTTACAGCACAGATGTGGGGTGGTTCTGTTCTTGTGGAGGCTCGGTAACCTGCTACCGAAACCTCTGCGAGGCCATGGATGCCGCTTACAGGCAGGCAATTAGTGATGGAACGCCTCAAAAAAGCGATCCAAACCGCGACGACCGGTGATCTGCAACGGGCTGCCATGTTTTTAGAAGGGGCTAAAAAAGTACGAGACGGGTGCACGAACCAGCGGGCTCAAGCTCGCAGGGCTCAGACAACTGCTTGGAAAAAGAAAGTAGATCCTTCTGTAATGTGGTAGCCTATTTGTAGTAACCTAGTCCACATGGCGATCAGACACGGGCAAAAAATTTACTACCAGGTTTTGGTAGACCCGAACAGAGCAGAGCTGATCGAGGACTTGGCTAAAAAAGGCGACATGCGGGCTACAGCTTGGATTCGTCAAGCCATTTATTCAGAGCTGAAGCGTGTGACTTCTACTGTCATTTACAACGAAGCCACAGCCAAAGACCAAGCACAGTGGCAGTCCTCTATCCGTAATCGGGTAGAAGGCCGCAACAAACCAGAAGAAAAAACCTTTCTCCCTAAAAAATGAGCAAATTTACGATGGAGCTGCAGATCAATGCAGTCAGAGAGCTGATGCTTACCGATGTCGGGATGTCTCAGCTGTTGATGCCGTACTACAAAAAGTTGCTGAACATGGCCAGTGCGGCTGGTGTTGAGCCCTCAGAACTTCCACCTGTAGAGGAATTGAACTAATGAAAGAGGTGAAAACCTATCTTCCTGAAGACGTGATCGCTCGCCTAGATCAGGAAGCAAAACAAGCAGGCATGGCGCGTTCCGAGCTTCTTCGCAAGCGCCTAACCGCTCCAAAAGCTGTAGGCATTTCTGTTACCACTGGTGATTTTCACAAAACTGTTACGGAGGTTCGCCACCGCTATAGCTACGGTCTGGACAGGGCACAGGCAGAAAGCTTGGTCGCTGCCGTCCTCGTTTGTTTGTCTAAGAGAGCTAAAGGTGCCTGAAACAATCAACTTTCATTTTTGTCACGTTGTTGAAAACGATGACTTAATGCCTTTGGCGATTGCTAGGTACACCTGCTACGACAAAAACGACAAGCTGGTAGCAGTAGAGCAAGTTACTTACGAAAACGATCTCTATTACTTTGAGACAGAGGCTAGCGCTGCGCTGCAGTGCGGAGTGGACGTAAGTATCTTGACGTGCCAGCCGTTATCTGCGTTTCCCACGCTGCAAAGAATCGCTGATACGCGCCGTCCTTAATCACAAATACGCCGCACATCCAGCTCAGCCACACGTCCCACAGCCTGCTTGAGCAGCTTTGAGTAATGCCAGTTCTGCCTGGTCAAAGCGCTGCACAGCTGCTGGAGCGTGTGCAGGTCTTCGGTATTGCTGATGCTTCGGACTTGACGTTCCAGGTGTAGCTCTTCCTCAAGGGTCTGTTTGACAACCATCCAGTCCGCCCAGGCCATCAGCTTTCTCCAAAGATTGCAATATCTTGCGCTCCTCGGAGTAAGGAGCCCTTGCACGCATGTAATCATGTACCCCCTGCATTAG